CCACCCGGGATTGCACCGGGACCAAGGTTGTAAAACCTTGGGGCGACTAGCCGGAGACCAGTGATTATACGTTCACCAACGTAGCATCATCGGAACCCCAATCCGGTAGCTCTGCACATCTCTTAAATGAGGTAGTAGGGAGTCGAACACCAACGGCGACGTTGGGACTACTGGAGGGCCTGTCGACATATGATCGTCAGTGTCCGCAGATTCGACAAGGTGGTACAGAGTTCCACCGCAAGTCTAACTTTGGATTAACGAGCCTGTTTGTGGGGGGGCAGGGCCCCCTCCGGACTCTTCGGCAAGATGTGGAAAGATGACGGATCTTGGGACAGGGGTCGTGAGAACGACCTAATAATGATAATTAGGCATTCTGCCCGTTGCCTATAGGCATCTTTGGGGCGCTGAGCGCCCGACGGACTAGACCCTGCACGCAGATAGTCAGAGCTTTCCAGAAGTTGGAAAGGGGTCATGGTATGGCCTAGAGTGTACGGATTACATACTCTCGAGTGAAGTGCCGGTAACATGGAGGTAGGACGGCCTCCCCCGGCTGGTCAAGGTCCCCGATTCTCTTTGCACCCTGTGGGGGAGAATCTGGTCAAGCCTATAATCTTCGTTTCCGAAGCTCAGCCGAAAGCGCCGCCCCTTTGGGGAATACGCAGCAAGCAGCGCGAGATTTCGTAAATTACGTGCTCAAAAAGCACGCAACAAAGAAGTTTCACTTCCAGGGTATCGTTACCTGGCCTACTCCCCCCGAAAGGGGATAGAGGGGTCGATGTTTCCATCTTAGCCTCATAAGTGAGTCGTCCATGTTTGTATATCGAATACTACAATGTTTGCAATACTCCGGTCAAACTTTCATCTTTTTGTTTCAAACCTAGATAATTTTCACGGTATAAGCCGTGGTCTAGGGGTCCACTTAATAAACTACTCATTTGGTCACCGTACAATATTTACGACGCAGGTCCTCCACGCTCTCCCTAACCATCGCCTGTTCTCACAGGTTGATTGGGACAAGATAGAAGCAGGGTCATATGCAGTGGTCGACCCAATCTCTCCTGGTCGTATCTTATACCTTTCGGAACAAGATTATATCATTATGGTAAGAGTGTCTATGACTAACAACCGAACTTTAAAAGTCCTGGCTGCCCCGGGCGATACCCCAGGCTCTTCAACCACATCTTCTTCTAGCGGAGCCACTAATCCAGAAAACACCCCCCCTTGCCAGCATCCTTTTCTATCGGAGATATACAAGGCAGGTAAGTCTAAGACTTACCTAGGCCGACTCGGTCGTCTTTTTAAGTCTCCATTTTTACAATGGAGATCGATGACCAATGGGGAAGTGGACTCGATGGTCAAAGTCACGAACAGAAATGTTCGGACCGTGATCAACCGATGGCATGACATGATGTCATGGTGGTCGCGAGGGAAGATAGATACCACTGTTGCTGTCGCAGAACGATCATCGTTCAGTTTACAGGTCTCCTCTATGCTCAAGTCTAACGGAATAATGTTCACTATTTCATATTTAAAGGTCGCTCTTTTTGTGACGAACAGTTTTCTCGCGGGGCGAAAAGTAACTGCTCAGGAGCTGAGCTCCGGTCACAAAGTCCGCGTGAAGTTAGCGAACGGTTTACCAGCAATTCTTCCAACTTATGTTCGGAATGGAATCCGAACCAGAAACTTGCACACTATCCATATTTGGACTAGTGTCCTAAACTCTTACAAAGGGTGGAAGGGAACGTGGGATCTGTCGCAAGACACCCTCCGTACAATACGTGTTTCTCATCCAAATCTTAGATGGAATCTCTATTTTAAGTATTTGGAAGGGTTTACATGTCTCTTCTGGCGACTGGTAAGAGGTTTAGGGGGTAACTTATCTCCGGATCTGAAAGTGAAACATATGTTCTGCTCATCTAAGGCAGGGCCGAACCATCCTAATGTCGTACTAGGCGCTCCGAGGGACGCTAGTATCTGGCTGGATCCAGGGGCCTTGAAACGGCTCGGAATTAGGGGAAACCTCATTAAGGAATGGTTAGATGAAACGGGCGATCGCCCGACTTTTGAGCTCTTTCGTCGTGCAGGCAAGGGATACCGGTTAGTCACCGATATCCTCCGTTCAGTTGCATCAGAAACTCCCCCACCGTCGGTGAACTTCAAAGCTGCGTTCAATCGAGCAGCCGCTTTAATAGGCGGCTACGATAGACTAGGCAATAAAGCTTCCTTCGACGAGGGCGCCTCTTTTGTTCCCCTACTAGGGCGCCTTCATGCGCTTTACGAACCTGCTGGGAAAGTGCGGATCGTGGCTATAGTTGACTATTGGACCCATTGTGTCCTGAAACCTCTTCACGAGTGGCTATTTTCATTACTGCGGGCCATGCCCACAGATGCCACATTCGATCAGGAGGGAACCATTAAACGGTTCGTAAAAGAAGGGCACACAACGGTCTGGTCAATTGACCTGTCAGCCGCCACCGATTTGATACCGCTTGCTCTATACAGAACTCTGTTCACTCCCATCCTCGGGCCCAAGCGTACCAATCTCTGGCTTGAACTCCTAGTCGGAAGGAACTTCTGTGTTCCGAGAGAATTAAGGGTCGAGGAGCGCGTAATAACCGATCCAAAGGATTTCGTCCGGTACGGTACCGGACAGCCAATGGGTGCGCTGTCGTCCTGGTCGGCAATGGCCATGTGCCACCACTTCGTTGTCCAAGCTTGCGCTTGGTATGAGGAGGAAGGATTCTTAAGTCCTGCTCACGCAGCTGCTGCCATGGGGGATGCATGTTACATCAAAGATGCACTGCGACGAATCGTATGGTTCACACTATACTTAATTCTAGGCGATGATCTCATCATTGCATCCGAAAGAGTCGCTAAGCGATACATCGCGTTAGCTGAAAGCCTCGGCATCAAAGTTTCACTAGCCAAAAGCTATGTGAGCGAGGAAGGGTTCCTCAACTTTGCTAGCCAGTCATATGTTGGACAGACCAATGTATCGCCTTTAAGTTTTAAAGAATTTATTGGTGTCGACTCATTAGCTAAGAGATCAGAAATGGTCTTACGAGCTGTGAGAAGGGGCTGGGCCGATGTATCTTCAACGAAATGGGTTGCCCCACTAGTGAAGATGCATGTAAATCCCCGTATGTGGAAGGAGATCCAACTGGATCTATCCCGAGGAGTTACACATCCAGTAGTTTCCTGGATTCTATCGGTACTCTTGGTTCCGGGCTCAGCAAAATTTGCTGAGGCCGTTCTTCCAAGAGCGTCCATAAAAACATACCTAGCAACTACGTTGCAAAAGGCATTAATTTGGACTAAGCCGTTAGAATCCATTGACTCATTGATTAATGAGTGGACACACTGGACCGAGATAGTGGTAACACTATCTCGAGCTGTCAATTCCTTATATGCAGAGTTTCTGCAGTCAAGGAAACAGCTTGGAAACTACAATCAGTGGGCTGACCTGAACCTCTCACCAGAGGCATCGGAGCTTTTCCCCAAAATCGTAATCGACGCCGCAAGGGCTAGATTAGAGTCCTGGGAGGCAGAATACCGTACAGACTTAAAAACTCTGCAGGTGCTGCTTGGGTTGGAAGCTATTCAGCCCCACATGATTGAAATGGGTGCAGGGAAGTCCCTTGATGAGCTAGTAGCGATACTAGCAAGGGCTTCAGAGGCATTACCGAGACTTCCGGACTTCACTTCCTTAGACTTTGACGCGCTTTCGCGAGAGACCAGCCCAGATGCGTACCAAGGAGAGCTTTCAGCTTTCCGCCGTCTGCTAACCGTAGTAGGCGCATCTGATGACCTGAAACTGCCAGTAACTCCTGGTTCTATCGAACCATCTTCACGTCCCCGGGATATCCATATCCCGAAGGCACGATCCAAATAAGATTCCCCCTCCTGTCAGGGAGACGATCCTGATTGAGTTTTACTGTCTTTCAAAGAAAAAGGCAAACGGCCAGCGTTTGGAACAGCTAG